AGTCTTTGAACACCCACGGTTTTGTGTCTACCAGTTTGTTCCATTCACGGGTGAACTCGGAGGTAACCCATTCTTTGGCTGCCCCGTACTTCCAATAGCTTGCGTACTTAAATTTTTTCTTAAACAAATCTTCTAGAATGTTGTGCACAATTGTACCACGAAATAAATGTATCGTCATTGTTTCGGGCAGCTTGGCAATGTATCTGTAATAAAACGACCTAGGACACTTGAGATACATATTTATTTTTGATGGACTTAGGCGCATTTCGCTACGCTCCCAATCATCGTTATCTTGCTGGTCACTGTCAACAGTGACACTGAAGGACACTCCGTTGTCGGAGTCTAGTTTTTCTGACATAATTAATAGATAAACTAATCTTCTATATAAAACTTAACTTAGTTTAGGTATCTATGTATAACCTATATAATATACGGACCCAAATCAGACATAATCTTTTTATATGAAAACCCCCAAATTAATTGTATGGCTCGCGATGACTATGGCGCTATCTCTGTTATTTCTGATGAAGAACGTGAAGCATTAGGACTAAGAGGTAGAAAACCAGACGATGAAGAAGAAGGTGTTTTTGAAACCTTAGGGAAAACCGCAGATAAGATAGGAGAAACCAAGTTGGGTCAAAAGATTGGTTCTATCTTAACAGTTTTCATTTTAGCAATGTTTGGTAGCGGTAACGTTGATACAGGATTATTAGATGAATGGTTTAACGGTGAAGAAGAGCCAAGGATGAAAGGAGGTTGCACAGACCCTACTGCTATTAACTACAAGCCAGATGCTGATTTCGATAATGGCAGTTGTACATTTCCACCTCCGGTTAAGTACGGATGCACTGATGCGAGCGCCGCGAACTACGACTCACAGGCCACTCACGATAACGGACGCTGTCAGTACCTAAACCAAAATGGCACTGGG